GTCCCGTTCGTGATGCCGCCGGCGGCTTCTTGGCTACCTTGCTGGCCCTTGTCATCAAGAATCCAAAGCTTGTCATGTGCTTTTGCATTATGTTCGGCTGGTATCCCATGAAGCTGTTTGCCTTTGGTGCGACTCATGCCGAGGCTGTTGATGTTGAAGGCACAGCCTCCATGCTGCAGTTCTACCTGCGCTACTTCCTACCCTTCCCGCGCTGGGTGGGGGAAACGGTGGCGCCTCCGTCTGACCTTACTTGGGCCGAATACATTGGCTTAGTAGTACTATCTGCTAGCTTCCTGCATGTTGGCACCTTGCAAAACACCGGAGGCTACCAGTACCCCGAGGGTGAACGCATCGCCCGAGGTCTCACTCTCATCGGTGGCATTTGTGGCCTTACGACAGTTGTCTACACAGCCCCAGGCGGCGGTGCACTCGGTGCAGTTGCTGCCTTCCTGTGCGTTGTAGGTGTGACTCACGTTGCCGGCAGGTACGCTCGTAATACCAACCTTGTAGTGGGCGTGCTCGCACTTGCGTGTCTGGGCACCTTATTCCCTACCCTGCCTATCATGCTTAAAGCTACGGTATGCTACGATGCGAAGGGTCTTCCTGGCACTGAGTTCTGCACCACTAGACACTTCAGAGGCCGGTTGTACGACGAGAACTGCGACAACAGCATCTCGATACCGTATGGCGCCACACCGTACTACTCAGAGCAGCAAGACTGGTGCTTCTCCTCTATGAATAGTGAGTGCGCTGATGCCATGAGGTTCCTTAATAGCCATATGGAGAATCAGGTTACTAGCTGCAAGGTCGGTGTCGACTTCCCTGTGCCGGAAAACTACCGCAAATTCATCACTGCGCCTAGCTACTGTGAAAAGCCTATGCGTACTATTACTGGGCAGTACTACTTCTGTGGTTCTACCTGGTCTAATACGAACTCCTGGTACTTCATGGGTGAGCAGGTTGCACTAAAGGAGGTCGGCAAACTTGGCTATCGGTATGCGCACCGTAGTTATTCGATCTATGTGTGGAACCGTAATTGCCCAATTCCTGATAGTTCTATTTCTGCGAACGGCTTCTATATCTCCCAAGATAATTGCTTTATTGCAGTATATAAGTTCTTTCAGTTGGATACCTTTGGAACGGACTACCTATTCTTTGTCTTGACGACTGTGGTGTTCTCTGCTGGGATATGCCTATTTTCGAACCGGACTCATGCTGCGCTATACTTTGTGGGCACCTTCGCCATGGTTATTGCGCGGCTTGCTACACCTGATAAGTATCGATATGTCCTGCTTAACAGCCTATTCTTTAGCAGCCTGGACGTCCAAGGTGTCTTCCTGTTCGGGCTCGGTGGGCTTATTGCAGACTTCTATGCTTACTGGGGAGGCAAGAGCTCGCCCTTTGCTAGCATGTACCTCAGCTGTCTCACCGTCAACCTCCTGGTGTTCGGCCACGACATGCTGTCGTTCCAACTAGCTGCCGTGTTGGTGACAGCCGTTGCCTCAGCCGTGCTCATCGTGTACAGGCTAACTTCCTCCACTCTGCTCGTACTAGATTCTGCGGGTCAGGCGGAGGTGCTTGCCAACCGTTACGAGTCGCAGGGCGACCATTCCAGCGCCAATTTAATCAGGCGCGTGGCGGCTACCGGCGGTTTCCCTAGAACCATCAGCCTAGATCCCAACAGGAGCAAATTTGCTGTGAAGGTCGCTACGCAGCTCCGTAAACTGGCGGTCAACGAGTCCCTTGTTGTCTTTGCTGATATCCGCCCGGTGCCTGAGATCCTCCGCCCGTTTGCCCAATCTATTAAGCTCGAGGCATATGTTGGGCCGGACTTCGTCTCCCGGCGGGTGCATTCCTGCGTTGTCGGTAATAGCAGGCTGACTCCCTCCCATGTTTTCAGCCCCGACGACCCTAGGTATCTGGAGAGCCCACTGGTCATTGAGCCTGCTGATGAAGCAGTCCCCATCCCTGTGTTCCCCTTTCCACTAGCCGACGCACCTGCTTACCTTATTCGACCCAATACCGACGGCACTTACTCCCTGGCGCCTACTCAGCTTACGCCACAGGGCCTGCATTTTGCAACTACTTTTGGTGGCTATTGCGGTCTGCCTTTGGTTATGGAAGTTGACGGCGTCTGGGGTGTCGTAGGTCTGCACGCGGGGAGCTTCTCCTGTCAGCGCGTTGCGAACTACTGCGGTAATCTGGACTACTACCTTCCCGGTACACGAGTCCGTGCCGACTTCGAGGACGATGTGGCTGAGCAGCTGGCAAAGACGGGCTGGGTTAGGTTCGCATACCACCGGCTGGTCTACCACTACATGCACCTGCCGTTGATTGGTGGCTTTGAGAATGACCAGGCTGAGTCTGCCCTTCGCACTTACCGCATCGAGTATGACGAGGACCACCTACGTGCCGCTATAGCGCAGTGGGGTCTGGACAACTCTCGGCAGACTAGGCGGAAGGTTCGGATTTTCATCACCTATACCTTAACAAAGTCTCCCGTCGTCTTCTTTAACGAGTACTGCGCTCGCGCGGACTTGACTGAGGCGCAAATCAATTCGATGGAACGTTTCATTCCTGTGATTAGTGCAACTGCTGAGGCCGCTATGGCTGTCATTGGCGCGCCTTCTGGCGTCGCTAAGGCAGCTATTGCTGCCTCGCGGACTATCACTGCCCTGGCAAAAGAGCCTAAGCAGCAGGTTCCTGTCAAAGACGAGGCCGAGCCTATCCAGCTAGCCGGCGTGGACTACATGCCCCCTATCAGCGATAGCGTTAAGCCAGTCCGCACTGAGGCCGTGACCATTCCCGACGAATTTGCCGATGATATAGATAGAGCCACTGCCGATGCCTATAGGGTGTTATTCTCTAATTTGAATACTGCCCTGAGCGCGGCGGGCTTTCCAGTCATAACTGTCAATTCCGGGCCGAATGCCGGCACACCTGCAATGCTTCGGGCCTCTGTTATTAGTGAGCTTGAGGGGATTCTTGATCAGACTGTGTCTGCCTTGAATCTTGCTCTCGGCACTAACTATGAGGTTAGTACCTTTATGGGTATGACCACGGTGGAAAGCACCGTCACTGAGCAAGTGCAGCGTGAGCTTGTTGTGGCCTCTGAGGCTGTTAGATTCAGGCTTATGCGCGCGATGGCCAACTATTGCGGCGCTAGCACTGAAAGTGATAACGTAGACCCAGCCAATAATGTTATAGACCAAATCCTGGAAGTCATTTGGGCCAACCATGCCGACTACATGGAGTCGGCAGTCGGCGGCGTCGACACGAACTTCGTTTCGGAAGTCGAGGCGCGGGCTACGCCTGAGTCATTCCTTACGGCTGTCGCGCTACTCGTGCAGCAGATCTCCGACCTTGCTGAGCCTTGTGGTCTTAAAACCTTAATAGCTGTGCATGCTAGGCTCACTGCCTTGAATGTGTCACGAAAAGGTTCTATGAGCCCATTGGCCTATAAGCAAAATGTGGATGCGTTGAATGCGCTCATGGCGCAAATACAAAACCGCAAAGCAATCGTCAAGGAGATCCACCGACGTATTGCAGATGCCGCACAGCGCACTGCTGTTGCTAAGAAGTCGGAGAAAGTTGCCCGCCAGGCGCACGCTTCTGTCGTCTCTAAGCAGCTTCATTCGCTTGCGTACACGAAAGCCCTTCATGGGATTGCCGTGCGCGTGAATGCTATGCTAGCTAGCCTGCGCGCAGGTGCTGTTCCTAACGGCATGATGCGTAATAAGCAGGGGCCATCAGCTGCTGTCGAGCACGCTACCATCGTGCATGCCAGCCTAGAAAATAGGGACATAATGTGGGACGCACTACTCGAGTCCTACACCATTAACCTTAAGGACAAAATAACCTATCGAGAGGGCTACCTGATGTACAAAGGCATTGCTGTTGCTAGCAGCTATCCGCGCGGTGATTACCAGCGCGATGCGGTTAGCACCAAGGGCACTGTCTACTTCAATCCTATGGTGGTTCCGAAGGCCCTTATCCTACGACTTATGGAGATCAACGGCGAAGCCATGATGCTGAGTAATGCGCACGGGCAGGGACATATGGCAGAACTGCCTCCACCTGTCTTGCCTGCAGGCGCAGGGCTAGACGTCGGTGCTCTCAGCGAGAGAGTTGCAGAAGCACTTGAACGTCGGCAAGATCGCCGCCGCCAAGGCACCGCCCCAGTGCAGCCAGCCTCCCTCTTCAACCCTCTCCCCGAGGCACGGCTGCCGCAAATTCCTCCCGCGCCTCGCCCTGCAGGCGCTCGGCCGCGCGCCGGTAATGTAGCGGCTGCCGATATCGAGGGCTTGCAGCGGCTACTTGCTGCACTGGCCGCGCCGGTCTATGATTGAAGGCCCGGGCAAGCGGTCGTGGAAAGAGTTGCGGCCGCGATCTCTGTATACGACCGTGGAGCCCAGGCTTTCGTCGAACCTGACGACCCTGTGCGCACGCGTTCCTTCTATGTGTCTGATGGTCTTAATGCAGCTCTAGAGCTAAACGTTGAGCCCGCCAGGTCATATAGTCGCACGTTTGCGGGCACCAATCTTAAGCATAAGGCCACCGCCGAGCGCGAGTATAAAGTGTACCGCAAATTAGTAGCGCGCGGCGTCACGCTGCCGGCGCATGAGCTGTACACGTTCGCCGGTCCTGTGACGGTCGACTCAATATCTCTGCGCCGGTTTCAGTCTGATTCTGGCAGCGAGCTATTGTTGTCCAATTCATCTGGCGTTGAGCATGTTTTAGCACGCAGTATCTGCCGCTACTCCTTTGCTGACGTTGCAGGCTACTGCATCGAGCCAGCGCAGCAGTCTGAGTCACTGCGCGAGTTCTCGCGCTGGGCCTCTACTGCTGGTTTCCACATCCCAGCGCTGGACTGCGCAGCTCCTAGCATATTGCATCGCGCAGCTACTTCGCAGTGCACGTGCGAATTGTTCTACCGTGCCACAGGCTACTACATTCACCGCGCGTATATCGCTGCGCGTGATACGTGGACTAGCATGGACGTCCAGGGAGTTCTCACTCCTGACAATGTTGGGTTTGATGGTTCCATCTTCGATTTTGAGGACCTTATCCCCGATACAACCCGCACCCCGAAGTCGCTAGCGCCATTGCGGTCTTTCTACCATCTTGCTTGGGGGCAGTCTGGCCTGCATTACATCACAGAAGCCATCTATCCTTCTGGCGACCTAGACCTCTCTATTTATGAGGACTTTGCGCTATTTGGTGTTCATGGCTTTGTCGAGGACCTCGTTCGTCCTGGATTTGGCAGTTTCTTGTCCGTGCTGTTCCCCGAGTACCGCGGCGCCTTTAGTTTTGAGGCAGCCTTTCAGTCCATGCGTGAGGGCAACATTGACGCTTTAGCGCTGTACCTTGCCTATCGCATGCGGTACGACGCCAATAAGCCCGGAAACCTGTTTCTTCCTGTGCTTGAAACTTGCTGCGAGTGCGGCAAGGGGTCCGATATTTGCGCTTGCAGCGTGCAGCATGGCGACGTCGAGCTTCCTATGATTGGCGATGTTAGGTACTACCCTATCCCCGACCAGCATTTGAAGTCCTGCGATGCGCTTTTGCATTACGCCGTGCCAAGAATCCCACCTAACGAGCAACCGTTTGAGAAGACTGTGCATATTGGCAGCTACTTCGCTACTATGACCAAGAAGCGGAAGCCGCCTTACATTGACACGGCTCTGCAGGAGCGACTGTCCAGCCTGTACGGCAACATCGCGTTCAGCACAGATTACACCGGTGCTGAGGATGTATCGCATCTGATAAAGTATGCACTTCCTCTTCAAGGCAATGGCTCTGTAGATTTCTCGAAGTTCGAGAATTCTATAACGCCCAGCTTTACTGATGGACAACTCTGCTGCATTTTGCGCAGTATGTACACCAATCTTAAGCGCGGCCGCGATGACCAGTGCTACCCTGCCCGCAGCCCGTTGGTGCCATTCGAGAACATTCGGTACTCCAACACCGCCAGCGCAGGCATCCACTTGGGTAAAGGCGCCATATTCCGGGCAGCCTTGGAAGCCCAACGCAAAGAGTGCTTGCTAGAAGGCATGCGTACTCCCTTTCTCATTGTTGCGAGCGCCTCCACTAAAGGTGGGTCTGCCTCCAAAGATAAGCTGCTTGAGAATCGTCTCGCGGCTTTTCGCGGCGATCCACCTGCCGGCCCTGAGATGGCTAACGTCGCGCGGCAGATAATTCAAGCCGCTGGTGTTGGCTTGGATTTTCAGCACGCGTTGACGAAACCTACCTTGAGCGCCCTCAATGTACCGAGCTTGCGCAACCCGTACCTGGGGGGACTTTCTGTGCTGCCTCACCACTTGGCGCTATACTTAACTCCCCTTCTTAGTCACGGGCCCGATGCTGTTAATTTCGCTCTACGAGAGCCTGCACCGGAAGCTATCACAGACTTCGAGACCTTCAGCATGGATTTCCCGAAGTGCGATGCTAATGCCAGTTCTACTTTGACTGCGATGTATTATGCTTGCCTTGCGTCGTTTCTTGATGTCGACGATGCTGCGGCACATAACTTGCTTGTCACCGTCCTTGGCTGCACGTCGTACTCCGTTACGCTGGCGAATAATACTGACGACAATCGCGAACATTTGTTCGTCAAAACGACGGGCGTGCAATCAGGCAGCGCTGCTACTGCGCCTGGCAATTTCGCTAATTGCCATGAAACCTTTAATGCAGCTACTGTCTTCTCCACTGCCTGCAACCGCGATGCACCTGCTGAGATCCGCAGCATCGCTTGCCGCACCCTTATGGAGGATAATAGCACCGCTGCGCTTTACATTCAGCGCTTTGTGCGCCATGCGGGCGTCGGCGACGATGGCGCTGGTGCTGCAGCAGCTTGGTTTAACTTTGCGCGTACCATGGTCGCTCTACGCAACTTCGGAGGCTATGAGATGGCCGGCAAATTCCAGCAGCCCGCGTCAGAATACTGCTCCAACACCCTGACATGGGACATCGACTCGTACGGCCGGCCAGCACTTCTGCCTTTACCTGACCCGCACAAGTTGCTGGCTTCGGCCATCCTTGTCCCGAAGTTCACAGGCCATCGCGAGTTGTACTATAGACTCTTCTCTCTAGTGCCCAATGCTAGCACTCTGATGCTAAGCGATAGCCCGTTTCGGGACCTGCTGTACCATATCTTAGAGTACGCCTGGGAGAACCTTCAAGACTCTACTGTCTCAATCTTCGACATCGATCTTAGCGATGATGTTGTTTCTGAGGGCTATAAGATCTACCAGGATGTGGTCGGCACTTTAGAGATGGTTCTAGGGACCTTTAATAATTGGCAGGATCGCCTCACTCCTGGCTTGCTGGAG